ACGTTTGATACTGGAGATATATTTAGTGTAGTTTGTGCTGGAGCATCAGCAACTATTTCTTCAAACATAACTTCAATGTTTAAGGTTGGAGAGGCATCAGCAACAGCAACAATTACTTTAGGTGCAAATAAAATAGCATCAGTTTTATTTGTTTCGGCTCAACACGCATACATTACAGGAACATAAGTTATGACAGGAATACATCAACTTTTAATGACTAATTTTGCAGGAGGAGGATCTGAGACTGTTGTACAAACTTTTAATTCTAACAGCACTTTTACTATGCCTACAGGAGTATCAACAATTGAATTATTGTTAGTAGCAGGAGGTGGAGGTGGAGGAGCAGTACGAGGTGCAGGTGGAGGTGCAGGAGGTGTTGTTTTTTATTCAGCAGGAAACACATTACAAGTTACAGCAGGAGAAACATATACGGTAACAGTAGGAACTGGAGGTGCAGGTGGGCTAATTACTCCATCTGTGTTTAGTGGAACAACTGCTGCTAATGGGGGAGATTCATCTTTTACAAAATCTGGTTTTTTGCCTGTAGTTGTAGCAAAAGGAGGAGGTAGAGGAGGTAGAGGATACCATGCTCAAGCAGGAGCATCAGGTGGCTCTGGTGGTGGCGGTGGTGCAGGAGCAGCTGTTGGAAGTACAAACCAAACAACACAAGATTCAAATCGAAGCAACATCGTAGTTGGTCATGGTAATAATAGTGGTACTGCAGCCATTAATTCTGAAACGGCAGGAGCAGCAGGAGGTGGTGGTGGTTCTCAAGTGGGTGGAAATGGTTCTGCCACAGGAAATAACACCTCTGCAAAAGGTGGCAATGGGTATACAGCAGATATTACTTTGAGTGCTGTTACTTATGCAGGAGGTGGCGGTGGAGCAGAAGATACCCCTGGAAACAGTGCTTCTGATGTTGCGGCTGGCGGAGATGGTGGTGGTGGAAGAGCAGGTTTTGATGGGTCAAGCAATGGAGTAGATGGAACTGATAATTTAGGTTCTGGGGGGGGCGGAGGAGCAGGCGGAACAACTCCAGTTGGAGCAGGCGGAGATGGTGGAGATGGTGTCGTAATTATCAAATACACAACGAGTTGAATATGAAATATTATTTTGCAAAATTAGATTCAAATAATAATGTCACAAATGTTTATGCTGTTGCTCATAAAGATTGTTTAGATTCTGATGGAAGTGCATCTGAAATAGTTGGAATAAATTTTTTAAATAATTTATACAACACATCTGATACATATAAGCAAACGTGGAAAGAACGTAAATTAGGAAGTCAAGAAAGATTATATCGAAAAAATTATGCTGGTATTGGGATGCTTTACAAAGCAGACATAGATGTTTTTATTGGTCAGCAACCATACTCTAGTTGGACAATTAATTCTGAGAAAGAATGGGAAGCACCCCTATCACAACCTACTTTAACAGAACAACAAATTGCAGGTAACAAAGCATATAGATGGGATGAGTCTTTATATCAATCAGACAACACAAAGGGTTGGGTCTTGTTCGACTTATAACAATATGGACAAAGAATTAAAATATAGAGAAAAAAGAATAGATAGCCTTGAAGATAAGTTTCCTGGAAAAAGACTTAATAGATTTCTTTATGCTATAGAGTTACCAACAAATATTTTAAATAATTTTAAAACTGCTGTTTGTGAATACGTTGCAAAGTCAATTAAAGTTAACGTTATAAATCACATTGAACTAACAGAGGCAATTGACAACAATAAACATTCCAGAGTAAATGTCACACCTAATGGCGGGGTTGTACCCAAGGTAGAAACTCAGCTTGAATTTAATTGTGTATTAAAATCGTGGCACGAGATTTTTGCGTATTTACAAAACAAAAATGCTTTTAGACAAATTAGAATTTTTCCCAGCATTAGGATAAAAGAAAGTAAAGATTCAATAAAATCAACTAGTAGACCATTTAGTACAAGTTACCCTCATTCAGATTCTTGGGTAGATGGTTACTGGGGTTTAAATTTACATATTCCTTTGTTTGGGGATGTTAAAAACAATTGCCTAAAATATTACGAACTAAAGAAGGACAAACTTTTTGATAAAAAAATGCTTGGGTATTCGCAAGGCTTTGACAAAATGCAATGGGTGTTAAATGATTTTAAAATTATTGAAAATTTAAAAGCACCCAAAGATCATTTGTGTGTGTCCGATTATTTACTCTTACATAACACCACTAGAACTCCTGATGCAAAAAGCAGAGTGTCAGTTGATAGTAGTGTGTTGATTGGCGATCACAACGATAAAGATTTTGATAATGAATATACAAGTTGTATTCCTCAGTTTGGAACAAAAAAGAAATATGTTACTACTGTTAGTGAAGGTAAACATATAGATAAGCAAAAATCTACTGAAGGTTTTTCTTTTCTTGGCTCAACAGTTACTGATATGTAGTTTTAAATGCTAATAGATACAAAAATACTAAATAAAATTACAAAGGCTTTTAAAGAACTAATTAATAAATTAAGGAAATGAGGTGGATCCACTTACACTTCTAGCAGCAGCAAATACTGCTTTTACGGTAGTAAAAAAGGTTGCGAAAGCGGCAGATGAGGCTGATGCAGTATATCAATCTTTATCTAAGTGGGCAGGACATATTAGTGATTTGCAAGAATGGATGTCACAGGAGGAAGCCAAACCTTCTATCTTTAAAAAGATTGTATATAGTAAGTCAGAGACAGCAGCAGCCTTTGATACATTAGTAGCTAAAAGAAAAATAGAAGAGCAAGAACGTGAAATAAAAAGTATGTTTTATGTTGGGGCGTTAAATCATCTTGGCATTTCTGGGTATAAAGAATTTATTAGACAAAGACGTTTAATAAAACAAAAACGTAAACGTGAGGTGTACGATCAATTACGCAGACGTAAAGCGTTCTTTTATAATACAATGATGGGAGGAGCTATAACCATCGTAGTAACTTTATTAATAAGTATGGTTTGGTTTTTAATTGACATGATTAAAGAAGCTAGTGGTTAATGTTTACTTCACTTGCGTTTATCATGACTTTACAATTAGATGAATATTATTGTAGGTTAAGTAGTTTTGGAGATGGAATGTGTGTTTATCAATGTCAAAATGGATATGAAAGGTTTACTTGGGTTGTAAATGAAACAAAAGATGGTTGCACATTAATGAAAAGATTTTACAAAGCATAGAGGAACTAGCTAATGTTAAATTTAATTACAGGATTGTTGCCCGTAGCTGAAAAAGTTTTAGATAAGGTTCTCCCCGATCCTGAAGCTAAAGCCAAGGCTGTTTTAGAGCTTCAAAAACTCGAAGAAAGCGGGGAGTTAAAAAAAATAGAAGCTCAATTTGCAGATAAAGATAGTGCTAGAAAACGTGAAATGGCTATCAGCACTAGTGAGCACAGCCCTTGGTTAAATAAAATTATTACCAGTTTATTAGCTCTTGGAATTGTGGGGCTTGCTTTTGCGTTATTTGCTGTAATTCTATTTTTAGAGGTAACACCTGCTAATAAAGATATTTTAATATTTTTGTTAGGAAATCTAACAACTCTAGTTGGGCTAGTGTGCTCATATTATTTCGGGTCTTCGGTGGGTAGTAAAGATAAAACAGAAGAAATTAAAGGATTAATGAAGAAAGAACCTAGAGTATGAGCATAGATTATGGCAAGTATTTTAAGGAAGAAGAGTTTAAATGCAAACACTCTGGATTGGTCAACATGAATCAAGAGTTTGTAAATAAACTTAATTTATTAAGAGAGAAATTGGGAAAACCCATTCTTTTGAGTTCTGCTTATCGGGATGTAACTCATCCAATCGAGGCTCGTAAAATTGCTAAAGGTGGAAACGGTGGGCAACACTCAAAAGGTCTAGCGGTTGATATTTTATGTAATGGTAAAGAAGCACATGAACTTTTAAATGTAATTATTCAAATGGATTGTTTTACAGGCATCGGCTTTTCACAAAAATCAAGCCGTTTATCTAGGTTTATCCATATCGACATGGCACAAGACAAAAACACAAGACCAACCATCTGGAGTTATTAAATGTATGGTATAACCAGTTTCTCAGAAACATCCTACGCTGGTTTTGTTGATCCATTACCAACCAGTGTAATACCTGACGGGGTTGCAGGTACTCTTGGGTTAGGTACGATTAGCTTAGTAACAACTAACAACATATCTGTCACGGGTGTTAGTGCTACAGGAGGAGTAGGTGTAGCGACAGTTTTACTTAATGCAAACGTAAGTATTACTGCACCTGTTGCAATAAATGGTAAAATTGGCACATTACTTCTTTGGCAAACTGTTGATGATGAACAAGATGCTCAATGGATTATTGTTCAAAATTAAGGAATAAGTTATGACGATACAATATACGGGAAACGATTTTAGAATTGGTTTAATTGATGTTGGTACTGAATCTGGAACATGGGGCGGTGTCACAAACTCTAATTTAGAACAGTTTGTAAAAGTAATTGGTGGTTTTAAACAGATTACTGGTTTATCGGGTACTTCAGGTACTTTAGCAGCTCCAGCAGCTAACACAAGTGATCAAGATTTTAGACATATGTTTTTAGAACTTGATGGGTCTTCTAGTGGACCATTCACATACACTGTTCCTGACTCTGAAAAAATTTATATTATTAAAAATAGTTTAAATCATACGGTAACCGTAAAAGTAAGTGGTCAAACAGGCACTCCAATTCCAAAGGACAGAACAGCTATTGTTTATGTCAATGGAACGGATGCTGTGACAGCAATTGATTCCATACCTAATTTGGCTATTGGAAGTGCTACCATAACCACAGCTTTAGGTGTGCCTAGTGGTGGAACAGGTATAAGTTCTGTTACTGAGGGAAGTATAGTCAAAGGTGCGGGAACAGGTGCTCTTGTTGAAATTGCAGGTACATCAGTAGGTCAGGTTTTAAAGTGGAGTGGTACCACTTGGGAACCTGGAACGGATTCAGGTGGATCAGGCGGTGGAAGTGTGTCTTTAACAGCTAATGATTCAGCCACAGCAAGTGGGGTTAGTGTGGTATTAGACCCCTCAACAACTACAGGCACAGGAACAATTGGTTTATCAGGAAAAGTAGATGTTTCTGATGTTAAATCAGACTCTGTTTTACCGATTGCAAATGGTGGAACAGGAGCGGATAGTTTAAATGACGCTGGAATAATAAATAATTCTACAACCAGTGCTCAGTCAATTAACAGTGATCTTCAGCTTACTGGCACTACACAAGTTATAAATTTTGGAAACTCAAGTAATAGGTCAATATTTTCCTCTACTGGGGGATCTGAGGGTAGTTTAAAACTTAAAAATGCAGGTGTTGAAGCAATAATAATAACAGCAAGTTCTGGTGGAGGATCTGTAACAATTAGCAGACAATTACGTCCTGCCTCTAATGGAGGTTTAGACATAGGTGAGTCGGGTGCAAGTTTTAGAACCGTTTTTGCTACTGACGGAGTTAACACTTCTTCTGATAACAGATTAAAAAATAATATTCAAGAGTCTGATCTAGGGCTTTCTTTTGTTGAAGCTTTAACTCCTAGAAAATATAAATTAAATAAAGGTGAAGCTACTCTTATAAAAGAGGCAAAAGATGGTGAACCAGAAGAGTATTCTTATGCTCCTGGTAAAAGGTTTCATTACGGTTTAATCGCACAGGAGGTGGAACGGGTTTTAGACGAGCAAGGAGTTGACAAAAATTTATTTGGAGCTTGGCATTTAGCCGATAAGGATGACCCTAATTCTAAGCAATCCTTAAAATACCATGAGTTTATTTCACCTTTAATTAAAGCTGTTCAAGAGTTATCTGAAAAAGTGTCAGTTTTAGAGAAAAAAGTAACTGATTTAGGGGGCTAAATGAGCTATTTTAAGCTTAGTTTAAAGCCAGGAATTGACAAGCAAAACACTGAATATGGTGCGGAAGGCGGTTGGATTGACTGCGATAATGTACGTTTTCGGTATGCTTTACCTGAAAAAGTAGGCGGTTGGGTTGAGTTTGAGGATTTAACTACGGGTGGTACTTTTTTAATTGGTATGCCTAGTGATTCGCATACTTGGAATGATTTAAACGGAGCCCCTTATTTAGCAATAGGCACAGAGAAAAAGTTATATGTTAACTATGGTGGTGTTTATTACGATATCTCTCCTGAAAGGGAAACTCAGGCGGGTGTTCAATTTATTACATTTACAGCAGGACCTAGTGTCAAGGTTCAAGATTCTAGTCATGGAGCAGTTGTAGGGGATTTTGTAACTCTTTCTAATGTAGGTTTTGTAGCAGGAAGTGCTGGAATTGACCCTACCGTGTTATCAGGAGAGTTTGAGATAACGGGTGTTTCTTCTACAGATGCTTATACTATTTTAACTACAGGAAGTGCGTCAGCTACTACAACTGTGGCAAAAGGTTCTGCTACTGCGGTTTATCAAATAAATGTGGGTTCTAATTTAAATTATCAAGATTTTGGATGGGGAACAGGTGCTTGGGGTGATGAGGAGTGGGGAGTTCCCAGAACCGCAGGAACAACAGGTGTTAACCTAGAGTCTAGGGTGTGGCAATTTGATAATTTTGGAGAAGATTTACTTTGTCAATTGTCAAACGGACCTATATTCAGATGGGACACTAGTGAAGGTTTTTCAGGAAATCGTGCAGTTGAGGTAAGTGCCGCTCCTACTACAAGCACTTTTTCTCTAGTCTCTACTCCTGACAGGCATTTAGTAATGCTTGGAACAGAAGCTACAATACGAGATTCTTCTACACAGGATCCTATGTTTGTGCGTTTTTCTAACCAAGAAGATATTACTACTTTTGCAGAAACCGCTACTAACACAGCAGGTGGTCAAAGACTAACGGATGGAAATAAAATTATTTCGGGTATTCGATCTCGTGGACAGATATTAATTTTTACTGATACTTCCTTACATGGTATGCAGTTTATTGGTCCTCCGTTCACGTTTGGTTTTCAACAATTAGGTGCAAATTGTGGGTGTGTAGGGCCGCACGCAGCAATTGATGTAAATGGTTTAGCGTTTTGGATGGGTAAAGAAGCCTTTTATGTGTATGACGGAACCGTTAAAAAGCTACCTTGCACGGTTCAAGACTATGTTTTTGATGACATAAATTTACTTAATGCTTTTAAATTTCATGTGGGTTTGAACTCACAGTTTAATGAAATAACCTGGTGGTATACAAGTTCTAATGTGGACTTTGTAGATAGACACGTTGTATATAATTATCTAGAGAATGTTTGGTCTATCGGTAGCTCTATGCCTAGAACAAGTTGGACAGATATTGGTGCTTATAATAAGCCAATTGCCACTGAGTTTTTTCCAAATAGTTCTGCAACATACACAGTGAACACGATTAACGGTCTTTCAAACGGTAGGTTCTTAGTTTATAACCACGAAGAGGGCACAGAGGCTAACGGCTCACCGATAGCAACTAGCTTACAGTCTGGTTATTTTGACATTGGCGATGGTGATGAAATGATGTTTATGTCTAGGTTTGTTCCTGACTTTAAGGACCAATCAGGTAATGTCCAGGTAAATTTATTTTTAAGAGAATATCCTGAAGCCAGTGCTACTAATAGTAGTTTGGATCCGTATATAGTTACACCAGAAACCACTAAGATAGATACTAGGGCAAGAGGAAGACAAATCTCTGTTAAGATACAAAGTAGTTCTGCGGAGTCTACTTGGAGATATGGAACTTTACGGGTTGATGTTAAGCCAGATGGTAAACGATGACTAAAATTGTAAATGTTAGGTTACCCAACCCAAGTGCCGAATATGATGCAGAAAAATTTAATCAATTAATACGTTCTTTAGAACAAATTGTATTACAGTTAAATACTGCTTATACTGTTACTGTATCTGAAGACAAAGATCAGGCTCAAACATGGTTTTTTGGAAAGTAAATGGCTAATCAATACAAAAGATTTACTGCCACGATTTCAACAGCTTCTAGCACTTTGTTAACGGTTCCAAGTGCTACAACTGCAATTGTTAAGTCTGCTCTTGTAAGTAATAGTAATTCAGCCACAGCTACTATAAGTATGAGCGTGTCTTCAACTACCACAAGTTCTGTAAAGGTAGTACCTGCTGAAGCTGTTTTACCCAGTGATTACGAAGATTTGCTCACGAACAAGGGACCAGTTGTGTTAGAAGAATTAGATACTTTAAAATTTGACACTGATCTTACTAGTTCTGACGTTATAATAAGTGTTTTGCTTGTTGACAGAAACTAGTATAATGTTTGAAAACAACACGTTCTTCTATAGCGTGCGACTTATTAAGTCTTTATTTAATCTAAGAGGATGATAATGGAAGAACAAGGGATTATGTCTCTGCCAGAGGGAAGACCACAAATAGACCCCTCCTTATTTGATACAGAGATAAAAAACATAGCCAAAAGCGATCCTAAAGCTTTTAAAAATGATCTTTTAACTAGTTTAGAAGAGATTGATCCACAAGTTGTTGCGGAGTTTAAGGCTGAATTAAGTCAGATGTCTTTGTCTGCCGAAGTGATAGATGCACTTCAAGTGATGGTAGATGAGATACTTGCTTCTCCTGAAAAATACGAAGAGATTAGAGCTAAATATTTAGCTCAAGAAGTACCGGAAGAATTATTACCAGCTATGTTCGATCCAACTTTCTTTGGCGGATTAGAACTTGCTCTTAACGAATTAGAAAAAAGTTCTTCTGCTTCACCAAACTTAGAAAGTTCTCCTCTTATAGCTTCTCCTATGCCAATGGCAGACGGAGGAATTGCTACGGTTGCACAAGCTATTGCCAGTATGGGTCGCAGAGGCGATACCATGCTTGCTCACATTACTCCAGAAGAAGCAGCTCTTTTACAAAGAATGGGAGGCTCTGGAACAATCAACCCCGCAACTGGTTTACCTGAGTTTTTTCTTAAAAAAATATTTAAGTCTGCTAAAAGTGTAGTAAAAGGTATAGGAAAAGCGGTTAACAAAATAGCAAAAAGTGATGTTGGAAGAATTGCCTTAACTATTGCTGCAACCTATTACATGGGACCTGCTGGATTTAACATAGGTGCATCAACCTTTACTGGAGCAACCTTAGTAGGGGTTCAAGCTGCTGCGGGTAGTACTTTGGTCAGTTTAGCGGCAGGAGACAGTTTAAAAGATTCTTTAAAAAGCGGTATTACTGCTGGGTTAACCGCAGGATTTGGACAGGCTTTTAGTTCTGCTTTACCTGATAAATTAATGGGCTTGAACCTAGGTCCAAAACTTAAAAGCGGTATTGGTGGTGCTTTAGCTGGAACAGGAGTAGGACTTGCCCGTGGTCAAAATCTTAAAGATGCTTTAAAGTCAGGTGCGGGAGGAGCGGCTCAAGGTGCTTTAAGAAATTATCTTTTAGGTGATTTTGAGGAAGGAGCCAAAAAACTTCTTCCCTTTCCTGAAAGCTTTAGACCAACTGTACCTTCAGAAACCACGTTTGGAGATCCACTAGGTGATTTAGTAAAAGGCACTGGCAAGAAAATTAGTGCTGTTGGGGATTTGTTTAGTATGGAAAAGCAAGCTCCTGCACCTATAGAAAACAAAGGTATTGATACAAGACCTGTGTTTAAAAAAACTGAAGATGAAACAGTAAACAATTTTATTAATAAATATGGTGCAAATGAATTTATGGTGACGGCTTTAGTGGATGAGTATAAAGCTGCTTTTGATTTAGATAAATATGGTCCTAAAACGGCTTTTCTTAAAAGAGAGGCTCTTCGTAATCTTAACGACAAACTTGATAGAGCGGAGAAGGCTAATCCAACCTTTAACAAAAAGGCTTTTGTAGTAGAGGTTCTTAACCAATTACCTGCACCTATTGTAGCGTCTAAAAATTCTCCTGACCTAAACATAGATGATCCTAATAATCCTTATGCTTTTCGTAAATTTGTAGATTCAACTGACCCAAAATTTCGTATCGGACCAGCACCTATAGGGGAGGCAAAAAGAACCCTTGTTTCTAAAGATGACTCAAATTACAAAGACCCTTTTCAAAGACTTAAAGAAGGTTTAAATGAGGGTGTTGGAAATATATATGGCGAGCTTACAGGCGGTCCGGGCACTAGCACAGAGGATCTTAGAAAGTCTATCACAGATGCAGCAGGAGCAGTGGTTGGTGCTCCTAAATATTTGTACGATAAGAGTGGGCAATTTATAGAAGATATTCGCAGTGGTTATACCAGAGATCAACCTTTTCCAGAAGGCTATGCAACCTTTGGTGAAAAAATAGGTAGGGGTGCTGATGTTACTAGTGAAAAAATAGCAGATCTCACTGAAAAAGGTTATGGTTATTTTAGTCCCTCAAAAAGAGAAGAGGCTTTTTTAGCTGAAAGGGATTATGGAAACGCTAAAAATATCCTTGATAAACAACTTGCAGATGGGGCTATTGATGAAACACAATACAAAGTTAAATTAACACAAGCAGCTAAGAGAGCAGAACAAGAAATAGGGACTATAGCAAAATATGGACCAGCGGCTCTTGGACTAGGTGCTTTAGCTTATGCAGGTGGAGCTTTTGGAGAAGAGGAAGAGGCTGAAGCAGAGATGTTTGATCCATACTACTCAGGCACGGATTACATACGAGATAACCCACAATTATTTTCAAGAAGGTTTAAATCATACACACCTTACTTATATGCAAAAGGCGGTATAGCACAAGAGTTCCCAAGAAAGACGGGTCCTATTAACGGACCTGGCACAGGAACCTCTGATTCTATTCCTGCAATGTTATCGGATGGTGAATTTGTAATGACGGCAAAAGCTGTTAGAAACATAGGAGGTGGTAGCCGAAGAAAAGGTGCTGCTAAAATGTATAAAATGATGAAAGAACTAGAAAAGAGGACTGCTTAAATGTCTGAAATATCACAACAAATTATTAGAGAATCTCCAGAGATAGAAGCTAGAAAAATAGCTTTAATGGATGATGCAGCTAGACAGGCCCAAGATTTTAGTCCCTACTTTATTCCAGAAGAACAAGTTGTAGGACAAACTGCTGGTCAAATAGCAGGCAGGCAGGCTGCTTATGGATTAGGGATTGGTTCTTTTGCCCCTTATCTAACAGCAGCTACAGGGGTTACTGGAGAAGCAAGAGGAGTGGGACTTGGTGCTTTAGGTCAATATGATCCTAGAATGGCTTATGGGTTCATGGATCCGTACCAACAAGCAGTTACAGATCAAACCATGAAAGAGCTCGATAGACAAGCACAAATTCAGGCACAAGGGGCCGCAGCTCAAGCTGTTCAAGCAGGTGCTTTTGGAGGAACACGAGAGGGTGTCCAACGTGCAGAGGCGGATAGAAACTTATTAGATGTAAAATCAAGGGCATTAGCTGATGCTTATTCAGGAAACTTTCAACAAGCTCAACAAGCCGCTATGAACGCATTTGAGTCTGACAAAGCAAGACAAGCTGGCATTGCTCAATTATTAGGACAAGTTGGTTCGCAATATGGACAACTTGGTCAAGCTGCTCAACAAATGACACAAGGCGATATTAATTTCTTGAGTGGCATTGGTCAGCAACAACAACTTCAAGACCAAGCTGTATTAGATGCGGCAAGAAAAACAGACACCCAACGCTTGTACGCACCGTTTGAAATGGCTGGGTTTATGACAGACGTTTACAAAGGAGCTCCTTCTACTCAGATGACAACTGCTCAAAAGTCTAGCGGAGACTCTGCTAGTCCTTTACAAAATCTTGTAGGAACAGTTGCTGGAACAACCACCGCAGTAGCATCGGCTGATAAAGCAGGTCTATTTGACAGTTCATAAATCAGGGGTATTTGACTAATGAAAAGTAAAGTTTTAGAAAGAAAAATGTTTAAAAACAAAGAGCCTGAAGAGGTTGCAAATCCAGAGGACGTAGGGATTATGCAAGGCTTTATTGAAATGATTTCTTCTGAAGAAATAGATGAAAAAGACGCAGAAGAATATGAAACTAACAGAATGATGGGTAGAACCCCTGACTCTCCTGAAATTATTATGAATAATTTGCGTGGGGACATGAAGTCCGTTGATGCACGAAGAGAAGAACTTGCAGATAAAGTGGGCTATAACGTAGCTATGGAGACACCCGATGAGGTTTTAGCATTGTTGCAAGACAAATTTGCACAAGAAGATCAACAAGGTTTAGCTAGTTTAGCTCCTCAAGGTATGCCACCAGGTATGCCACCAGGTATGATGCCCGCTGGGGGACCTCCGATGTTACCTCCTGCCTTACCTCCAGAGGGTATCGCTAATTTGCCCACGCAACAAGGACCAATGCCCGCCCCAATTCCAATGAAAGATGGAGGCATCGTTCAAAATTTTAGGAACGGGTCACTTCCTAGTGGGGTGACCCCTATCGTTCAAAGGTTTGCAAATGGGACAGGACCAAATGCTGTACAACCCTTAACATTAGAAAGTCTTATGGCACAACAGCCGTCTGTTGTTCCTGATTTAGCTAGTGCTATAACCTCTAGTAAAGAATTAGCGGAGCGATTAGGTGCAGGATACTCTAAAGATGTGCTAACAGCTAATTTACTTGCTCAAGCTAGTCCTGCTTTTTTTGATTTTGCAAAAAAAGGGGATACTCTTGATTTATTAAAAAATTTATCAGGAGCTGCTTCACAAACCGCAGCATTAAAAGCTAAAAGTGATCAAGACCTTCTCAAAGTAGCTATACCTTTAGCTACCTCTTCAAGAGATGCGGCTATAGCTGCTAATGAAAAGTTAAAAGAAGCTCAAATAAAAGTTTTAACAGAACGAGAAAAAAATAAAAATAAAGGACTTTATGGTTCAAGTCTTAAAGGAAGAGCACGAGAGCGTGTAACGACAATGACTCCCCAACTTATCCAAGACGCTGCTCAATTTTTACCAGAAAATTTGTATGCGTTTACAGTGGATGTTTCTGATATGAAAATTGGAGAAACAATTACTAAAATGATAAAAGATCCCTTGGGAAGAAGAGAACCTTATCCTGTTACAGAGGTTCTTCCTTCTCTTTACGATAAGTTAGACCCTCAGATAAGAGCTGATATAGATTTAGCAAATGAAAAAGCTATTCAACAGCTTGCATCAGATCAAAAGGTAGGTAAAGAGGACGTTTTTGAACCTGATCAAAATATTGAGGTAGAAGAAGTGGTTTTAGCTGAAGACACCTCCTATATACCCCCAAAACCTCCCAAATTAAAAAATGACGAGTTAAATTACAGCTTATCTGAATACACTGAAGACAACTTATCACCAAAAGAAAAATACGAGGTAAATACGCTTTGGGATTATTCTAGGAACGCAACAGGTCCTTATAATATAATTATTGGGGATTATCTTCCAAAACTTCCTTTTTTTGGTGATACTTTTGCAGAAGCAGGTAAAAAACAAACGCAAGCGATTAGCTTTTTTAGAAATGCTCAAGGAAGAATTATAAACTCTTTAAGAGAGGGAGATAAGTTTACAGTGGGGGAAATGAACGCTCTTATAAAAGAGTTAGATATAAAACCTGCATTTTGGGACAGTCCTGTTGCTTTGCAAAATAAATTAATTTCTTTAGATAATTCTTTAATAGCCCGTTTAAAAGGTTTTGCAAAACAGCTAGAGCAAGGTATGTTAAACACCGATGCAAAGAAAAAAATAATTGAAAAGGCAGAAATTGTTAAAAATATTAGAAGATATGTTGGAATGCCTACAAGAGTTCCTATTTATAGAAAAGAAAATAATAAACCAGATGAAGAAAAAATACTTAAAACTTTAATAGAAATAGGTAAGAAAAACAACGGGAACGATTTTCAATATTTGTATAAAAAAGATGGAACGTATGTGGTGGAAACTTTTAGTCCTAGTATGTTTAAAAAAGGTAAATAATGGCTGATGATTTTGATTTTTTAAAAAAATATTCCCCCTCTGGTCCTGGCAATGAAGCAACTATGCCTGCTCTTCCTCAAACAAATGAACAAAAGTCTTTAAGTCCTGTTGAAGAAGATGAGGAGATTGATAGTAGCAATGATCTAAGTTTTTTAGATGAATTTTCAATAGCACAAGAGCCTAGTTTAAGTGAGAAAGCAGAGCAGATAGGATTAGGTATTATAGAAGAATATCCTAAAGCTGCTTTTAGTTTGTTAAGTGGTATCGAAGCTGCAAAACTTGGTGCTAAAGTGCCTGGACCTCCTCCTGTAAAAATATTATCAGGAACAGGTGCTTTTTTAGCAGGAACAACTGCTGGTTATTACGTTTCTGACGAAGTAGTTGGTTTATTAGATGAGGAATTTGATTTATTTCCTATCCCTCCTAGAGAAAATTTAATACCTTTTAGAGAAGCGGGTAAAACAACAGGAGCGGCTCTTTCTAGTTTTCCTGCGGTATACCGTTTGCCTACAAAAGCAACTGGAAGAATTAGTCAATGGTTATCTAGTATTAAAGACTTTGCTGTTAAAAACCCAAAACAATTTTTAACAATTGAAGGATTAGCTGCTCTTGGTTCGGGTGTTGCTGTAACAGAATTATCAAAAGCGGCTGGTCCTGAAGAAAACTATAAACTAGGTTCTGGAGAAAGATTTTTAGGGGAGTTATCGGGAGGATTATTACTTGGAAACCAATTCATATCAAGATCAGGGTTTACTATTTTAAACGCTTTAAAAAGTAGACTGCCAGGGTTAAAGAAAAATGCGTTAGATGAAAAAGCTGCTAATAAGTTAATAGAATTAATTGAGGAAGCAGGTGAAAATCCTCAAAAAATATTAAGACTTCTACAGGAAGAAACGGGGTATTCTTCTTTAACCTCTGCTCAAAAAACAGGTAGCCCTGTTTTAAGTTTATTAGAAAAACAAATTGTTCAAAGCAGTCCTGTTTACACGGGTATAGCCGTAAAAAATGCTGAAAAAACTCAAAAAGAAATATTGGGTTTTATAAGACAATTAGAGGTTTTTGCAGAAAAAAACAATAGTCCTGCTGCTTTTAGAGAAGCAGTAAAGTTAAGAAAAAATTATCTTGATAATATGTTAGCTGCAAGAGTGGACTTAGCTTTTGCAGATTCTGCTAGAGCTATTTCTAAAATAACGTATGATTCTCCTAGTGTTAGGGCAGAAATAGGTGAAATTGTTAAAACACAAGTAAACAAATCTTTAGAAGCTGCAAGATTGTTAGAAAAAAGTTTATGGTCAGAAGCATACAAAAGCGGTTATGTAGGTTTAAAGGGTTTTGGTAAGGAAGCTTTATTGACTATTAAAGAAACAAAACCTCGTAAATTAATAAAACAATATTTAGATTTAGTAGGAAACATGGATCCTGATTTAGAGTATGCTGATATTCCTAAAAATGTAAAAAACTTTTTTGAAAAGCTAGGGGTTACTCCAGAAGACGTAGATAATTATAGAGTAGGAAAAGCTAGTGAAGGCTACATAGAAACAGGAGTGATGCCTGATAAGTTTTTACCTAACTTTGATAAAGTTAAAGATGTTCCAATTAACCAATTAGTAGATGTAAGAAGTTCTTTTTTGCGTATTGCTAGAAACGCTGCTGCGGATACTGCTTCAAAGCAAGATGGTAGGTTTTTTGGGACTCTAGCGGAAGCTACTTTAGATGATTTAAGTAATCCTGCTTTAGGTGAACAATATGATATAGCTAGAAACTTTTCTAGAAAATTAAATGATGTGTACACAAGAACCTTTATTGATGACATAAAAGGAGTTCGCAAAACGGGAAGAGAAAAAATACCAGCGGAACTAGTTGTTGGTAAGGCTTTTGGTGCAAACTCTGACATAAATGCTCTTAGGATGAATCAAATTGAAGATAGCGTTACTTTTTTAATTAACCAAAATAAACTATACCCTAAAGCAGCTCAAGTTAGTAAATTAAAGGAGGCTACAGACAGATATGCCTCTATAAGAGATGCACAATCTCGTGTTTTACGATTAGCGGCTAATAACTCTATTGAACAAAAAATAGATCCCGTTTCTGGAGAATCAATTAGTAGAGTAAATGTAAAAAAATTAAATAAATTTATAGAACAAAATAAAGAACTTCTTACAAAGACAGAAGTTATAGGCGATTTAAAAAACGCAGCAACCGCTGAAAATCTATTGTTATCCGCAATAAACCAAAACTCTGCTCTTAATAGAAGAATACAAGGACAACAGTTTTTTTTAAAAGCTTTAGATTATGATTCTAAAATTTCACCAGTTGATTTAATAGCAGAGGCAATAAACAGTAAAAAACCTTTAACTAATATAAACCAACTAGTTAAAACAGCAAAACAACATCAAGTCAAGACAGGAACAAGTGCTGCTGTTGACGGTTTAAAAAGCACAATCATGGATTATGCTTTTTTATCCGCTATGAATCGAAATAATGTATTTAGTCCAGCTAATTTTAATCAAGCTTTTTTTGAACCTATTAAACCTTCTATTAAAGGACAAAAGGGTGTGTCTTTATCGCAAGTTTTAAGAGCTAATGGTTTAATGTCTGGTAAAGAAATATCTAATCTTAAAAAACTTTTGGTTCCTATGATTAGAGCACAAAGAGCGATGGCTGTTAGAGGAACTGGATCAGATCTTATATATCAAGATGAAGCTTCTGCGGTAGCTGACTTTTTTATGAGAAGTGTGGGGGCTAAAATAGGATCAGACGTAGGTGGAGGAACTTTAGTAGCAGCTTCGGCAGGTTCTAAAGCAATTAGAAATGTTTTTGACAAAATGCCAAAGTTATTAACCTCACAAGTTATAGAAGAAGCAATAAAAGATCCTAAGTTTATGGCTCTTCTTTTAAAAAAAGGAACATCAGATAAACAATTATTTAAAATAGCTCAAGGTTTAAATGGGTGGTTGTACGGTGCAGGGTTAACTTTTTTTACTCCTGACGATGAATACCCTGAAGAGGAAATGATTCAAATGGATCTTCCTCCAAGAATAGAACCCACAAGTATGGACACGGTTCCTGGTTTGCCAAGAAACGTGCCTCGTGGACCACGGACCAGGGGCACAGAAATGCCTGACACAGGTATTGATAGTAAATTATTAAGTTCGGCAAGACCAACTGGTGCAAGTAATCAATCTAGCAGACAAATGCTTCAGTCTTTGTTTCCGTTAGACCCTGTTTTAGGAGCTGGAAGACCGCCAACTGCGTAGTATTTCTCTACACGTTCTTTCCAAGCGTTTTTATATTGTTTAAACTCTTCTCCAGTGGTTGTAAACTCTTGCGTACTACCATCTTGAACAGCTACTAAGACTGCTCCAAAATTAATCTCTGTCCCATGAATCTCGTCATGTGCTAAAGCATAAGCGGCTAATTGATGAAAATAATCTTCAATCCACTCTGCTCTTTTGGGTCGTAAAGATTGTTTAAAATCAACAATACTAGGTTTGTCTCTGTAGACACAAACTAAATCAACCGTTCCTGCGTATTTATTTGGGTAATAAACGGGAACCTCGGATCCCCAAATCTCTTGAATATTTTTAAAGTAAGTGTTGATTAAGTGATACCCCATCTCATAGCCCTTAGTCATAAGCCAATTAGTTGGTCTAGGTAAATCCCGGTATGCAATCATTCTTTCCATTACATTGTGCATATGTGTTCCTACAGCCGCTGCCTCGTTTTTAATCTTGTCAGCGTTTTCTTTTCCTATCCTCTTTGACCAAGCTTCAAGGCCCGACTTGTCTTTTGTAGCAGATATAATCGTGGTAACACTAGGAAGCTTTTGTTCTCCATAAACATATCTTCTACCTTCCGGAAGATCTTGTCTTTTTAAAGAAGCGTACTTAAATTTATGTTTTACAGGTATTAAATTAACCATTCTTTTGCTTTTTCTCCTAACACTTGACTAGCAATATCTATTTTTGCTTTTAAAGCTTTTACAATTTTTTCATCTACTGTTTTAGGACAAAGTAAATCAACATAAGTAACTTTGTTCTTTTGACCAATCCTATGGGCTCTATCTTCGCTTTGTATTCTTACCTCTAAATCAAAATTATTGCTGTAATAAACAACCAGGTTTGCCTCTGTTAAGGTAATACCATAACCACCTGTTCGAGGATTACCCACAAAAAACCTCAGATCGCTGTATGGGTCTTGAAACTCTTCAATTATTTTTTGTCTATCTTCTGCGGGAGTATCCCCATAATAAGTCGCAACGGAATTCATCTTATATTCTTTTTGCAAAGCAGACTTTATCTGCTCAATATCGTGACGATAATTTGCCCAAATAATTGCCTTACCATCAGACTCTTGCAACACATTTAATAATTCTTGTATTCGATTATTAGGCAACGTCAGCACCTGACCAGTGTCTAATTTAATGTGACCACATACAATTTGATGCAGTCTCATCATTTGCGTTAAAACATTTACAGTACTTGTAACACCCTCTGTAAATTGAGAAAGAGCAAATGCTTTCATTTCTATATAGCTTTTTTGTTGCTCTTTAGTTAACTCAACTTGTCGAATCGAATACAACTTATCAGGTAAATCCAAACACTCTTCTTTAGTTACTCTATAAGAAAAAATAGCTAACTTATCTTTTAATTCATCCAAGTTTCGATAACCAAGAACCTGTTTAAAAGAATGAGTAGCAACTGATCGTTCAACCACATTTGCGTACCGAGCTTGAAAAGCATAATAGCTTGGTATATTTAATAAAAGAGGTGATAGAAACTCACACTGTTGGTAAACATCCATCGGACTTTTGGTAACAGGAGAACCAGTTGCAATTCTTTTATACTTTGCAAGCTTTCCTACCTTAACTGCGTTTTTTGAACGAGAAGCTCTTGGAGTTTTTATGGTTGTACTTTCATCAATTACCATCAAAGTCTCGTGAGCGTTGACAAACCTTTGTGCAAACCTTGTTCCCTTTTCTGTTGAAAAAGCCTCTATGTTCATACAAAGGATTTTTAAATCCTCACTGATCTCGAACAACGCATCTAGGTTTTCTTTCTCTGCTTTTCTAGGACTTGGTGACCAACTAGCTGCTCGATAAATAACGTGTTCAGGCATATGTTTAGGTATTTCAGATTCTGTCCAGTTTCTGTAAACGCCTTTTGGAGCTACTACTAAAACAGCGTTGATGTCTCCTTTATCATACAAAATTGCTGCGTTATTAATGAGCATAAAAGTCTTACCTGTACCCATGTCAGCGAACAGAGCAACGTGTTTCTCAAAGCAATGCTTTTGCAAAAAAGCTTGTTGATGAAGATAAGGCTTGTTTTTAAAAGGATATTTAATAATTTCCATTTTCTATTCTTTCTGGTTGTTTTCTTACAAAAACTATATTACCATCAATACAAGAATGGAGAAATAAGTTATGTCAAAAGTTTATGTAGTTAGTGAAACAACGCACAATATTGTGTCGGCACAGCAATATGGAGAGATTGTCACAATCTTGCCTCCCAATACACAAATAGCTTTTAGCCCAGCTCCTACTGTTCGTAGAATCAAACGAGCTTTAGAAAAGTTTTGTGCTGATGATTATTTGTTGTTAATTGGAGATCCATCCTGCATAGCAATAGCTTGCTCTATTGCAACAATCAAAACAAAGGGTCTAGTTAAAGTGTTGAAATGGGATAAAAGAGAACATACTTATATTCCAATCAATATTGATTTAGAATTGTAATTAGAAAAGGAGAAAGAAAATGGCAGACTTATCTAGCCAGATTGAGAAAGATGCACAAGCATTAAGCGTTGACGATGCGTCCATTGAGGGTATTGCTAACCTTGCTAAAAAAGCAAAGGAAATGGCAAAACAAATCGAGGACCACGAAGCAACTCTTAAAGAAATGAAGAAGGGTTATCGAAAAATTACAGAAGAGATTTTACCAGAGGCTTTGAATGAAGCGGGTATGAGTTCTTTTGTCATGGATGACGGCTCTTCTATTGCTTTAAAAAAGTTTTACTCAGCCAGTATTCCAAAAGCAAGAGAGTCGGAATGCTTTGAGTATCTGCGGGAAAGAGGTTTGGACGATATTATTAAAAACCAATACCAAGTTAATTTTGGTAGGGGCGAAGATGAGTTAGCCAAACAGCTTACGGAAGCATTAAATCGTGAGGGCTTTCCTTTTAGTCACAAAATGGGTGTACATCCAAAAACTTTGGAAGCAACCATGCGTGAGCAAATCGAACAAGGTCGTGAGTTCGATATTAGTTTGTTCAATGGCTTTATCGGTCAAAGAGCAGTTATTAAATCTTAAATAATCGAGGACAAAGAAAAATGAAACTTCAAGAAAAGAAAGCACAGGCATTATCCGTTATTGATTTTGAGGCAGATGCTAACGTTGGTTTTGACGAGATGACCCAAGAGGATTATGCGTTACCATTTTTACGAGTTTTAACCAGCACTTCTCCAGAAATTGGGGTATTAGATGGTGCAATTCCAGGCATGATTTACAACTCGGTAACTCAAGAGTTATTTGACGGGAAAAAAGGTATTTCAGTGATACCCGCAGCATATGTTCGTCAATATATTGAATGGGCTCCGAGAGGAAGTGGATCGGGAGCACCTATAAATATATATCCTTCTTCATCAGATATTTTATCTAAAACTCATAAGGAACCGGGTGATAACAAGGATTATCTAGATTCTGGTAATTATTTAGAAAACACCGCAAACCATTATGTTATGGTTTTGCAAAACGGTATTCCTGCCCCTGCTCTCATTGTAATGAAGTCTACTCAGTTAAAAAAATCTCGCCAGTGGAACTCCATGATGTTAGCTAATAAGAGAAAGGCAAAGGATGGCAGACAGTTTACTCCACCACCTTTTGCTAATGTTTACAAAATATCTACGACTCAAGAGTCAAATGATAAGGGTAAATGGTTTGGCTGGAAAATAGAACTTGAGAGTGAGGTCACCGATGTTAATCATTATCAAGCGGCTAAAGAGTTTGCCGAGTCGATTAAGGCGGGTAGTGTTGAAGTGAAACATGGTCAAGAAGAGGCTTCCTCTAAAGACGCTGAAAACACTCCGTTTTAAATATGCGTTTTAAATCTATATTTTCTGGGTTAGAAATTGCCCACGGAACTTATAAAATCGAAGGGTCAAAGGACAACGGCAAACAGTCTGGAAAGGCTGTCGTTGTCCGAACACCCCCTACAACGGAGTTATGGGAAAAACACCTTAAAGGGGTAGAGCCTTCTTTGGGTATAATTCCAATTAGATCAGACAATACTTGTTTTTGGGGTTGTATTGATATTGATCAGTATCCCTTGGATCATAAAAAATTAATTGAAAAAATAAAAAAGAATGACTTGCCGTTGGTGGTTTGTCGATCAAAATCCGGTGGTGCTCACTGCTTCTTGTTTGTAAAAGAAGCTATTGCCGCCATTGATATGCAAAAATATTTAAAAGCTTCTGCGGCATTATTAGGAGAAGCTGGTAGAGAGATTTTTCCCAAGCAAGCAGAAATACTTGTCGAGCGAGGCGATACAGGTAATTTTTTAAACCTTCCTTATTTTGGGTCAGATGAAACATTGCGTTACGCAGTTAAAGAAGATGGGAGTGCGGCTACTTTAGAAGAGTTTTATGATCTTTATGATAAGAACGTACAAGAACTCCCTTTAAAGTTTCCTGAAGAAAAAAAACAAGTTGAGAACCCAATTAAAGATGGTCCTCCTTGTTTACAGGCTCTTTGTTCACAGGGCTTTCCTGAAGGAACAAGGAACAATGGTTTATTCAATATAGGCATATTTTTAAAGAAGGCTTTCTCCACTAATTGGGAAGACAAGTTAATGGAGTATAACCAAAAATACTTGAGTCCTCCGCTTGGTATGGCAGAGCTACAAACAATAGTTAAACAGTTGACTAAAAAAGATTACTTATACAAATGTAAAGATGCTCCACTATCTAGCTTTTGTAATAGCGGTTTGTGTCGATCTAAAAAATTTGGTATCGGAGCCGCAGGTTCTGATAGTCCCAACTTAGCTTGTTTGGTTAAGTATAACTCTGAGCCTCCACTTTGGTTTGTGGAAATCAATGGCAAACGGTTGGAATTAAATACAGATGAGTTGTTTAATCAAAACTTATTTCAAAAATCTTGTTTGGAGCGTTTAAATTTACTACCCCCAACGCTAAGAAAAAATGATTGGGAAACGATGATTAATTCATTACTACGAGAAATGGTTGAAACTGAGCAAGTTGTCGAGGCTACAGAAGATATGTCAATCACAGGTAGATTTGTTGATCTATTAGAAGAGTTTACTACTCATCGTCAACAAGCTATGGATCGAGAAGAGATTTTAATGGGTAAGCCTTATCACGATGATGAAGAGGCTAAAGTTATTTTTAGGATTAAGGATTTAGAGAGTCATTTGAAAAGAAACAATTTTACTGGGTTAACTGCCCCTCGTATGGCTCAAAGATTACGAGACTTAAACGCAGTGCCCATTGTTTTGTCATTAAAGGGTCGTGCAACGAGGTGTTGGACTATTCCAAAGTTTTTACCGCAAGAGGCCCCTTTTAACGTGCCAGAACAAGAAGAAAAGAAGATATTTTGATTAAAAAAATATTTGGACCGCCTGGTTCCGGTAAAACAACTTTTTTGCTAAACACCGTTGAAAAAGAATTAGAAAGAGATATATCTTCGACAGCGATTGGCTACTTTGCTTTTACAAGAAGAGCGGCTTTGGAAGCAAAAGAAAGAGCTGCTAAAAAATTTCCCAATCTAGATATTGAAAAGGATCTTCCTTGGTTTAGAACATTACACAGTCTTGCTTATGCTTGCTTGGGTGTCAAAAACGCAGACATAATGTCTTCTCAGCATTTTAAAGAGTTTAGTTCTTTGGCAAAACTTGAACTTACAGTAGAAAAAGGCGATGAAGATTTTATTGTTAAAACTGACAACCCAATTTTAAACCAGATTAATTTAGCTAGAATCACGGGCATGGATCTTAAAGAACATTACAATCGATCAGACATTCCCATTGAGTGGTGGCACTTTGAATATGTTGAAAGATTTTACAGAAAATATAAAGAAAATAATAATCTACATGACTTCACAGATTTACTAGAGCGATTAGTTGATAGTCCAGAAAGAGTGCCTGAGTTAGATACTGTGATCATTGATGAGGCACAAGATTTATCGAGATTACAATGGGACGTTGTTAAAATATTAGCTGATAAAGCAAAGACCACTTACATTGCGGGTGACGATGACCAGGCTATTTATGTTTGGGCAGGTGCAGACGTTGACCAGTTTTTAGATTTATCAGGAGAAATTAAAGTTTTAGATAAATCCTACAGAATTCCTGAAAAAGTTTATAAGTTAGCAATTAATGTTGTTAACCGAATAGGAAAACGACAAGATAAAGAATGGGAACCTAAACAAGAGTCAGGACAAGTTAATTTAATTGATGACTGCTTTCAAATTAATTTTGAAAAAGGGGAGTGGTTGATTTTGGCTCCTACCAACTATCTTCTAAATCCTTTGCACGACTACTTGTTAAGTCAGGGTGTTTTGTTTGAGAGAAATGGTCAAAAAAGTATTTCTGAGAAAATACTGTCTGCTGTTTTAGGGTGGGAAGCACTGCGAAAGGGTAAAGAAATCCCCTTAGAAGTTGTCTCAAATATATACAAATATCTTAACGCTCAGTATATCAAACGAGGGCATAAGAACTTAAAAACAGCCACAAAAGACAGGTTGTATAGCCTAGACTTACTTACCAAAGAACACGGGTTATTAACTGACAATATTTGGCATGAAGCCTTAACTAAGATTGCTCAAGAAAAAAGATCTTACATTGTCGCTTTATTACGAAGAGGTATTAAACTTAGGGCTAAAGCTCCTGTAAGATTAAGCACGATTCACGGAGCAAAAGGCTCAGAATCTGATAATGTTGTTTTATTAACAGATTTATCTACTAAGTTTGCTAAACAAATATCTACAAACCCTGATGATATGAGGCGATTGTTTTATGTGGGTATTACTAGAACGAAAGAAAGCCTATATTTAGTACGTCCTACTGATCAACAAAAGAGTTTAATGTTTTGAATAAATTATTATTTCCTCCTCAAACAGAGTGGGTTCCTCCCGCTAGTTTTCCTGATTTATCTAGTGCTAAAGAAATAGCCCTTGACCTTGAAACTTGTGATCCAAACATGGAAAGCATGGGACCTGGTTGGGCTAGAAAAGATGGATATATCATCGGCTACGCTGTTGCAGTAGAGGGTTGGAAAGGTTATTTTCCTGTAGCTCATCAAGGTGGGGGTAATTTAGACAAGACTATTGTGGAGCGATTTATAAAAAAGATTCTTTCTTATTCCTCAACTAAAATTTTTCATAATGCGGCTTACGACGTAGGTTGGCTCATGGCTCACGGGTTTGAGGTCAAGGGTAAGATTATTGATACTATGATTGCGGCTCCTTTATTAGATGAGAATAGGTTTTCTTACAGCTTAAATGCTTTGGGTTTTGATTATTTATCTGAAATTAAATCGGAAAAAGGTTTAAAAGAGGCGGCTAGTTCTTTTGGGGTTCATCCAAAAAAAGAGTTATGGAAACTACCCGCAATGTTTGTGGGAGAGTATGCGGAGCAAGACGCTGCTTTGACTTTACGGCTATGGCAACACTTTAAACTGTTGCTTAGAAAAGAAGAGCTAGAATCCATTTTTGAACTAGAAATAGAGTTGCTTCCGATTTTAATTGATATGACCAAACGAGGTATTAGGTTTGACCGTGAAAAAGCTTTTGATTTAATTGGTCAGATGAAAACAGAAGAAGAGAGCCTTGTTGCTCAAATAAGGGATATGTCTGGGGTTCCTGTAGACATATGGGCGGCTCAATCTATTGCTAAAGCTTTTGATAACCTAAAGATTGAGTACCCAAGAACCGAAACAGGATTACCCTCTTTTAAGAAAAGTTTTTTAGAATCACATGATCATAAAATATCTAAATTAATAGTGGATGCTCGT